CCAATGACGGCGGCTGCTGCTGCGGAAGTGGCCGAAGCTGATGATCAGGAGCAGCGCCTGACCCCTGATGAGGTTCCGGTTCCCTCAATGGCAACTAGCAGTCAGGGCAATGCCGCTATTGTCACTGCCGGTCTCGGTGGGCTTGGTGTCGCCAAGCAAGTTGCAGCGCAGACTCAAGATGCGTCCGACACTGCCAACCAGATTATGGGCCTACTCGGCAATACCAACTTCCTCATCATGCTGGCAATTGTTGGTCTTGGTGGGGCGATCTGGTGGTTCCGCAAACAACACATGGAGGAGCACGGTGTTTAGCCTTCTATTCACTCCCCTTGGCCGCTATGCCGCTATCGCCGCTGTGGTCTTGTCAGTCTTGTTTGGCGCGTATCTGAAAATCAAATCAGATGCTGTCGCTGAAGTCGAAGTAAGGGCTACCGAAGATGTTCTCAGGAGGACCGAAAATGCGATTAATGCTGGCGATGCTATTGATGTCTCCGCTGATGGGGTGCGCAAGCCCGACGCTTACACTCGCGACAAATGAGACTGTCTGTACGGTCTGGAAGGACGTTTCTTGGTCCGAAAAAGACACGACTGGCACGATCATAGAGGTTAAGCAGAACAATGCCCGCCGTGATGGATGGTGCAACGGTGCCAAATAGGTGATATGGTGCCGGTAAAGCGGAGCTTTTTCCATGACAACCGGCCTAAAGCAGTGTTCGAAATGCAGGGAACTGAAAGCACTTTCAGAATACCGCAAGAACGCTCGGGGTAAAAACGGATTGCGGGCTGATTGCAAAAGTTGTCATTTGAACCCCAAAAAAAGAGAGACGCTTATTGATGGGCAAAAAAGATGTATTACTTGCAAAGAGATTAAAGATTTGAATGCTTTTCAAATTAGGCGCGACTACGGAACTCTTCGCGGGCAGTGCAAAGAATGCAAGAGAGAAAGTTATACAGCTTATTATGCAGCTAACAAAAATCGCTTTGACCAGCATAAACGCGATTGGGTAAAAAATAACCCGGAACGGCAAGCTGCATCTTCTTCTAAATGGGCAAAAAAAAATCGGGCTCAATTGAATAGGAAAGATGCAACGCGCAGGGCATCAGAACTACATGCAACACCAATATGGCTCACCGCAATTCATAAAGCTCAAATACAAGAAATGTATGATATAGCAGTAGCAAGAACTATGCAGACTGGCACCTTTTATGAGGTGGATCATATCCATCCCTTACGCGGGAATGGATTTAGTGGTTTGCATGTGCCTTGGAATTTGCAAGTCATATCTCAATATGAAAATCGGTCTAAAGGTAATAGTCTGCCAATTGGTGAGACGCATCTCTTTTGGAGGAGTTGTTAAATGACGGTTGGCTTGAGTTACGATGGTTCAGTAACCGGAACGAGTAGCTATGTTCTGCAAATCGCAACCATGGCTGTCGTTTCGCCTACTGATAGCAATTATCTGACAATTCTTCCTCAGATGATCACCTATGCGGAGAACCGCATCTATCGTGATTTGGACTTCCTGTTCACGTCTATTTCCAGCACGTCCTACACCCTGACGGCTGGGACAAGAACCATTACGGTTCCTACAAGCGTGTTCGTTGTGCCGGAGCAGATCAACTTGATCACGCCGTCTGGCACGTCTGATCCCAATGCTGGCACAAGGGTGCCGCTCTTGGCGACGACCAGAGAGTACATTGACGCTGTATGCGGATCATCGTCCTCTACCGCTCAGCCGATCTATTTTGCGCCGTTCATGGGTAGCGCGACAAACTGGAACTTCATCGTTGGCCCGTATCCAGACGCGAGCTACACGGTTGAAATCGTTGGCACTTATCGTCCAGACAGTTTGTCTGCTACGAATGAGACAACCTTCATCAGCCTGTATCTTCCTGACTTGCTGATCATGGCGTCTATGATCTACATCAGCGGGTATCAGCGCAACTTTGGACGCGCCAACGACGATCCTCAGATGGCAGTCACCTACGAGAGCCAATATCAATCCCTCTTGAAGGGCGCGATGGGCGAAGAATATCGCAAGAAGATGGAAGGCGCGGCTTGGTCGCCAATGTCTATGTCTCCCGTCTCAACGCCGACAAGGGGCTAAGATATGGCCCACCAAGCCCTCAAGCTCATTCCCGGCGTTGACGTTAACAAGACACCAGCCTTGAACGAAGCCGCTATCTCACAAAGCCAGCTTGTTAGGTTCATCCCTGATCGGACGCTTGGCGGTCTTGTGCAAAAGCTCGGAGGGTGGACGAAGTTCTTCATGGGCCAGATCGGCTCCACTGCAAGAGCTTTGTTGGCATGGGAAGATACAAGCGCCAATTCCTATCTTGGTGTGGGTGCTGATGGCGTTCCTGCTGGTGGCGGCGGCGCGTTGCAGATCATTTTGTCTGGTGGCGCAAGCGACATCACGCCAAAGACACTTACCGTCAATGTCGCTGTGAGCTTTTCTACGACCGCTGGCAGCAATGCGGTTGTCATCACGGACACGGGCCGAAACATTAGCAATTACGACTCTGTAGATATTCAGACACCTATCAGCGTCGATGGGCTTGTCTTGTTTGGGTTGTACGAGTGCTACAACCCAGCCAATTTGACAAACCAATACACGATCTATGCGGTTGATGCTCTTGGAAATCCGCAACTAGCCGCGACAACTGTCACCAATAGCGGGATCACTGCGGAATATTCTACGACATCTGGATCGGGAGTTGTTACGGTTACGCTTCCTGATCATGGGTATGTGGTTGAAGACATCTATCCTGCCTTAGTCGCTACGACTGTTGGCGGCATTACGATCTATGGTGGGTACATCATTGAGTCCGTCATTGACGTGAACAATTTTACCATCATTAACAATAACTTAGCTACATCTACGGCCACCGGATATGAGAACGGCGGGCAGGCCCACTTCGTCTATTATAAAGGCGTAGGCCCTCTTCCGCTTGGTACGGGGTATGGCATTGGCCCCTATGGCATAGGTGGATACGGTACTGGCGCGACACCAACAATCAGTCCCGGAACACCCATCAATGCGGTTGATTGGACATTAGATAATTGGGGCGGCGTCCTTATCTCCAATCCTCTCAATGGCCCGATCTATCAATGGACTCCCAACTCTGGGCAATCGGTAGCAGCAGTTATACCAAATGCACCTACGGTCAATGCTGGCATGTTTGTGGCAATGCCGCAGCGTCAAATTGTGGCGTGGGGTAGCACATATGATGGCATTCAAGACCCTCTTCTGATCCGCTGGAGTGATGTCGAGAATTACAATCAATGGATCGCCTTGATTACCAATCAAGCCGGGTCGTATCGTATCCCTAAAGGGTCGAAGATCGTTGAGTGCATTCAAGGACCGCAACAGGGCCTGATCTGGACCGATCTTGGGCTATGGGCGATGCAATATTCCGGCCCCCCCTATGTCTATCAGTTCAACGAACTTGGCACGGGATGCGGCCTAATCGGTCGCAAAGCTGCGGCTTCCGTCAATGGAACTGTCTACTGGATGAGCCAGAGCCAGTTTTTCATGCTATCTGGCAGTGGCGTTTCTCCTATTCCCTGCCCGATCTGGGATGTGGTTTTCCAAGACTTGGACACGAGCAATCTGGATCGGATTAGGATCGCGCCAAACTCTCGCTTTGGTGAAATTTCATGGTTCTTCCCCACTGTTGGTAATGGTGGAGAGAACTATGGATACGTGAAATACAATTTCATTCTCAATCAATGGGATTACGGGTTCAATTCATCGACCAACCCTTATGTTTCCCGCACGGCATGGATCAATCAATCCGTTCTTGGCCCGCCGATTGGCACGGCCCTAAATCAGTACATCTATCAACATGAGACCTCCACTGACGCTGACGGCGTTGCGATGGACTCATATTTCCAGACTGGCTACTTCACCTTGTCTGAGGCTGACGTAAAATCATTCATCGACGAAGTATGGCCCGATATGAAGTGGGGCTATTATGGAGGGACGCAAGGTGCCAATATCTTGCTGACGTTCTACGCCACCGACTTTGCTGGACAGACACCTACTGCATATGGTCCGTTCACATTGACACAATCTACCACCTATATAACGCCTAGATTTCGCGGTAGGCTTGTGTCAATTAAGGTCGAGAGCAATGACATCGGGTCATTCTGGCGGCTTGGCAACATCCGTTATCGCATTCAAGCCGATGGAAGATACTGATGACAGCTAGTCTTTCAGACCTTTTGACAGCTCAAAAGAACGGCGTTGTTGCCATAAACAATGTCGCTCAGACCAACCAAAAATCCCTTGGAACCCAGACTTCCTCTACTGTCACATCATCAACGGTGATCATAACTGGATCGGGTTATCTTGTTAACTTTTCAGTGGTTGTAGCTGGAAGTTCGGTTGGAACTATATACAACGCCTCAACGACTGGCGGAGCCGCCGCGTCAAATGCTCTATGTGTCATACCAGACGCTACGGGAATTTATAAGGCAGGGCAGGCCTATAGTACTGGGCTCGTTGTTGTTCCCGGAACAGGGCAGTCGGTCAACATAACCTATTCGCCGGGGTAAATTATGCCGCTCAAAAAAGGTAAAAGCAAAGCTACTGTCAGCTCCAACATAAGTGAGCTGGTTCATAGCGGTCGCCCTCAGAAGCAGGCAATTGCCATTGCCCTGAACACAGCTCGGCATGTTTCACGCGCCAAACGGGCAGATGGCGGTCAAATTGTCGCCCCTCAATCGCATGTCGGCGCAATCCATAGCCCAGTCGCAGGCAGGACCGATCACCTTCCAATGCACGTTCCTTCTGGCTCGTATGTCATTCCGGCAGATATTGTCTCGTCAATGGGCGAAGGCAATACGATGGCAGGCTTCAGGGTTCTTGATACTGTTCTGAAGCAATATGGAAATTCCCCTCAAGCTCGTGCTGGTGGGGGTCGCGGCACCGAACAACAGGTGCCAATCGTTGCCGCTGGAGGCGAATATGTCATACCTCCAGAGGTTGTTACCGCCATTGGGAATGGGGATATGAAAGTAGGGCATACTGAGCTGGACTCCTTTGTGAACACTATGAGGAAAAAGCTCATTGATACCCTGAAGAAATTACCCGGACCTAAGACTAATTGACACGGACTAGAAGGGGAATGTCCATGTTTGATGACCTTGATGTACGCCTAGCACAACCGGAAGACATTCATGAGCTTATGGAGGTCTCGCTCAAAGCTTGCGATGACAACGGGTTTGTAAAACCCAACAAAATCAAGCTGTTACGCGAGCTTTGGGCTGGCGCGAATCACGATAATGGACTGATCGGCGTCATTGGGGAGCCCGGACAAATTGAAGGCGCGATACTTCTACGGATCACGGATACATGGTATTCTGATGATACGATCTTGGAGGAACGCGGTATCTTCATTTTGCCAGAGTTCAGAAATGCCAAAGGTGGCAGGGCAAGACGGTTATGCGAGTTTGCCAAAAGGGCGTCAGAAGTGTTAGAAGTACCATTGTTGATTGGGGTGCTTTCCAACCACCGCACTGAGGCAAAAGTCCGGTTGTACGAACGCCAATTCGGGAAGCCAACTGGCGCATTTTTCCTCTATAATGCTCGCACTGGTTCTGTGCGAGAAGCAGCGGAGTAGTTGGTATGGGTGGAGGCGGCAAAGGCGGCGGGACTACAGTCCAATCGACACAAATTCCACCCGAAGTGTTGGCACGATATAATTCTGTCAACGCTCAAGCGGAACAAGTCGCTTCTACTCCATATCAGGCGTACACGGGCGAATTTGTCGCACCCATCAATCAGACCCAACAAGCCGGTATTGATGCGACAACTGCCGCTTCACAGGCAGCTCAGCCCTATTATGGTGCGGCCACCGGCCAGCTCGGTCAGGCTCAGCAACAAGGTCAGCAATATTTGGGTGGCGCGACTGGCGCGGCTCTTGGCGCTGCGATGCCTGTCAATCCGGGCGGGCTGAACGTCGGCCAGTACATGAACCCCTATACTCAAAGCGTCGTCAATGCGACACAAGCCGCTTTGGGTCAGCAATTCGGCCAGCAGAACGCAGCTCAACAGGCTCAAGCCATTCAGGCCGGTGCATTCGGTGGCGAACGTGCGGGATTGCAGCAGGCACAGCTTCAAGGGCAACAGGCTCTTGCGGCGTCTCAGGCGATCTCCCCGCTCTATCAAGCCAACTATACGCAGGCTCTTGGGGCAGCCCAACAGCAGCAGGGCGTCAATTTGGCAGCCCAGCAGGCCAACAGGACTGCATTGCAGGGGCTTGGCACCCAATTGGCTACTCTCGGCCAACAAGGGTATGCACAAGGTTCCAATACTGCGAATCAATTGGCCGCTCTTGGTTCCGGCGCTCAGACCGCTGGCCTTGCTGGTGCTCAGGCTCAAATCGCAGCGGGTACGTTGGGCCAGCAGACGCAGCAGGCTCAAGACACCGCGCTGTACAATCAGTACATGCAGGCGATGGGCTTCCCCTATCAACAGACCCAGTTCTTGGCGAATATCGCCGAAGGTACTGGCGCGTTGTCTGGGAATACCATAACGAACCAACAGTCTGGTGGCTACTTCAGCTCAGATGAGCGACTGAAGAAGAACATTGAGCATGTCGGCAAACTGAACGACGGCCAGAACATCTACCGCTATCAGTACAAGGATGACCCTGAGAACAACACCCACATCGGTGTGCTCGGTCAGGAAGCTCTTGCTAAGAACAAGCCGGGCATTGGGTTGGACCCTGCTGGCTATTTGGCTGTCAATTATCATGACGTGACAGATGATGCCGCCCATGATGGCAAAGGTCTTGTGCCAAATTCTATGGGTGGCGCAGTTCTTTCCGCTGGCAACTTCGCTCGCGGTGGATACGCTGATGGCGGCATGACGCTTGGCGATCTGATTGCAGCTCATGGTTCGAGCGCAAAGATGCCCGGCCTTGGTGTTGGCATTCCCAATCAAGCGGCTTCTGCGGCTTTGAGGGTAGCCCCACTCCTTCAACGCGCCAAGGTTCCGGGTGTCCCTCAAGTGCCCGGCACAATGACGACTCAAACGGCTCCCGGCAACTTCGCTCGCGGCGGATATGCTGATGGCGGTAGCCTTGCGGACCTCCTTGCAGCTCATGAAGCGATGTATCCCAAAGCCGGTGGACCGGCTGGTGGGACTGGCCTCAACATCAACTCCGCTCAGTCTTCCGCGCCCAGAAGCCTTCAAGTGCAGGGCAGCATTGCGAGACAACAGCCGCAAGGCCAGAACCCGCTTACTCAAGCCGCCAACACGGGTGAAGCTATTGGCAAACTTGCCAACATGCACCCTTTGGATGCTTTCAATAAGTGGAAAGCAGGCCTTGGAAGTGATGCAAAGCCGCCTGCTGCCACAGCGGCTCCCGCCACTACTTCGGCTGCACCGACAGCTACTTCCGTTCCCGGAAAACAAGCCGGTCTCGTGCCCGATCAAAGTGGCAGTAATGCTGGAAACGTGCAAACGGCCAGTCTTGATCGTTCGTTGGAGACGGGTGATGGGTCAAGCTACACAAATGGCTTGATGGACGATACGAACTCAATGGTTGGTGATGCCACCGACTCTATGGGTAATTTTGCCAGTGACTTTGACGGATTTGCCAAACGCGGTGGCCGAATTAGCCCGTTTGCTTACGGCGGTCTCGTTCCCAGACATGGGTATGACATTGGTGGCGATGTGCCCTATGGCGCGGATGATCCGCTGACACAGCTCAACAAAGACAATACCCAATCGTCCTCTCAACTTGAGGGCGAACAAAAGGGTATGCAGCAGAAAGTCAGCAGCAGCGGTGGCGGCGGTGACAACACTCTTGGTGATATTGCTGCAATTGGCGGTGACATTGCTAAGGTTGTGCCATTCTTTTTCAACAAGGGCGGCTCCGTCAATCCCTTCGCTTATGGCGGTCTTGTTCCTAGAGAGCATCATGCCGATGGGAGCGCGGTTGGCGATGATGATGGCGTAACCGTTGTCCCGCAAACTCCTGTCGATCCCGATCTGGTTGCCGCAGTCGAAAAGGCTCCCGGCTTCAGGGCGAAGGATGTCGCTCAGGCTGCTCCCGATGCAGTGGTGCCGACTGGTGTCGATCCCAGCGTTGCGACGAAATACGCTGTTAATCCGAAGGAAATGGAAGAATTTCCGCCTGAGCAGCAAAAACTTCTCCAGTCCATTGGCGCTCCAGAAAGCAGCGGTAGGTACGACATTAGGTATGGTGGACCTAATTCGGCGGGTAAGCCTTTTGATCCGAATGGTCCGCATCCTAACGTGCCAGAGCCGACAAAGGATGGGCGCTATTCTACTGCGGCTGGATACTTCCAATTCACCAAACCGACTTGGGATGAAACCACTGGCGGCGCACCCATGACATCTGGCTATCAAAATGCCGGTGCTTGGAAACTTGCTCAAGATGAGTATCAGCGCCAAACTGGTGGTGATCTTGCGGAAGATTTGAAAAAGAACAACGGCCCAACACCGGATATGCTTGGTGCATTGTCTGGAAGATGGGCTGGCCTGCAAAAATATGCCAGCGGCGCACCTATTCCCGATCAAACTACAACTCCGGCTCCGGCTCAAGCTCCGGGCTTGAGCATCGGTCGCAGCGGTCCCGGAAAGTTCAATGGCGTTCCTTCTGGACAAGCCAGTTTGGGCGATGTTGCGAGCGAGTATCTTCCAAGTAGTGTGCCGACTTCGGAGAGCTTCTGGGTTCCCGCAGCGTCGTTCCTTGGCGGAATGCTTTCTTCGCCCAATCCGCGTTTCCTTGGCGCGTTGGGTAGCGGTCTTGTGGCAGGCGTCTCGGGACAAATGGAATATGACAGACTGCAACAGACAGCCGTCAAGAACGCGATGGATGTACTGAACAACTCGTTTGAAGACACCTTGATTAGGAACCCTGATGGGACGACTACGCTTGGGAAGCGAAATACCCAGAACAATCAAGTTTATACCCCTGAACAGATGGAGGCTGTGAGAGCGCAACTGTTCAAGTCGATGGGCGTCAATATGGGCGCTTATGGGTTGAAGGGCGGCACTCCCGCAGCTCAACAGACAGCTCAGCAAACAGGACAGCAAACGGGCCAACAAGGACAATTGCTGCCTCCACCCGTTAGTAAGCCTGCCGCTCAGCCCGCTGCTCAGCCCGCTCCGGCTGGGACTGATCAAGGAGCCGCTACGCAGGCCGGTGCGTCAAGTCAGCCTGCACCGGCATCCCCTGAAGATCAACAAAGAGCCCGTCTGACACAAGTAGCGCAGGCTGCCGGTTATGATCCGGTTCCGCCCGGAATGGATAAGTCGCAAATGACTGAGCAGCAGCTTAAGTCAAACTTCATTTACAATGAAGGTGGCCCGGCTGTGCAACAGCTTTTGCAGGATATGGCTAATCAGAAAAAGACTATTTCTGACTGGAGCGCGACTGGCACGAAGAAGGGTGTCGATGTAGCAAACACAGCTCAAACTGCCTACAACAAGAGCCTTGAGCAGCTAAATGGAATTTTGAGCGGAGCAATTAGCACGCAAAAGATTGCCAATGATGAGAATACTAAGGCCGTTGCTGCTTCAGCTAGTGAGTATCGCAAAAACGCAACAGACGCGCACAACAGACTTTCTACGTTGACTAACGCAGCACAAGAAATTGATAGGGTCATGGCGCAAGGAGTGTCGGGCGGATATGGCTCAGATGTTCTGAACAAAATGAAGGGTTACTATCAATTGGCAACTGGCAGGGAAATGCCATTTACCACTTCGAATGTTGGTGACTACCAATATGCTGTGAAGCAAGCAGCTTCTCGTGTTGCTGAGGCCATCAAAGAAATTGGTGGGCAACGTGCGCCTGCTGCAACGGGACAAATAGAAAGCAAAATTGCTCCCGATCCCAGCCAGCTTTCTGACTCCGCTATTCACTTGTTGTTGGGTCAATCCATTGGTTTGGCAAATTACATCAATGACAGGGATAGTGATTTTGTAAACAACCACAGATTTGAAGACCCTGCCAAATTTTCTTTCAACTGGGATGCCAAACCAGACACGAAGGGAAATGTTGGAATGGATAAGTTGAATCAGTCCATGGCTGATGCCTATGGGACTCTTCATGCCCCCAAAAGCGATCCCAGCTTCCCTGAAGTTGCTAAGGGTCTTTACGATAAATATCACAACTACGGATACAAAGGCCCGCAAGGTGCTCCGGTAGCAAATGCTCCTGCTCCTGTTGCCGGGACTGCTGGTCCGGCTAACGTCCCATTCCGCATTTTGCCAAAGGTGCAGTGATGCCGACACTTGAGATGATGGGGCAGCAAGTTGATGTCGATGACAGCTTTTTGAATCTGTCACCGGAAGATCAACAATCTACTGTTAACGATATTGCCGCCAAGATGGCGAACAATAAGCAGGCTGATAGTAGTCCAGAAGTTAGCGGTAGCGAAGCATTTGGCAGAGGTGCGGCACAAGCGTTTGGGCTTGGGTACTCTCCGCAGGCAATCGCAGCTCTCAAAACCGGAAATATTCCCGGAAGCGATGACCCGAAATATGCCGCAGAACTTGCAAAACAAAAGGCTGCGACTGAACAGGCATGGGAACAGCACCCTTGGTTGTATGGTACAGGCATGGCCGTATCAGCCGTTCCCGCACTTGCCAATGCAGTTCTTGGTGGGCCGGAGGAATTAGCGGCTGCCGGAACAATTGGTGGGCTTGGTGGACTCGGATTGCGGGCTGCCGCAGGCGAAGGTGCTGGTTTTGTTCCTAGCGCATTGCGCGGCACAGCAACGGCATTGGAGAACCCTGTAGTTCAGGGCGGGATTATGGGATCGTCGGAAGGCGATGATTTCGCTTCACGGGCGGCTGGCGCGGCTTTCGGTGCTGCCGGTGCGAAGATTGCCCCTATGGCTCTTGGTGCGGCAGGAAGCGCGGCAAAGTCTATCGTATCGAAGGTAGCGCCAGAAGCGGCAAATCCGATCCTAACTGCACTTGCTGGCAACCCAACTGCGGCGCAACAAGCTGGCGATCTTGCGTCAAAAGCCAAAACGTCATTGGGTGCTGGTGTTGTTTCGGGTGGACCTCTTCAGACGTTGGCTACAAAAGCGGACTTCTTTGGTCAATTGCCCGCATCTGCGAACCAAACGCTGGGAGAAATTGGAAAGCAAATTTCCGATTTTTCTGGAACTGTTGACAGAAAGTCAGCAGGCGCGGCAGTTCGTGATGCTGTTCAGAATTGGGCGACGGACCCTCAACACCCGAATGGCTTTGCGGCTCAAATGAGCAAGATTTACGAGCCAGTCAATGCTCTGCAAGAGTCGTCAGCCGTTGTGCCCATTACAAACGTAAGTTCGGCACTTAGCGATCTGATTTCATCTCCATATGGTCGGCTCTCCCCTACGGGCACAAAGTCAGCCCTGACAATGATGGCCCCAGCTTTGGATATTGAATCTCAGAATGGCGGTTTGACGTTCTCTGAGATGCAGGCTCTGAAGAGAATTTTGTCTGATAAGATAACTTGGAATCAGGCTCCGGGTGAAAGCGGTGTGGACAACAATGTTCTCAAAGGCTTAAGGGCTGCCCTCAACAAAGATATGTCATCGTATGCTGAGACTGTTGGTGGCGACGAAATTGGCAAAGCCTATTCTCAAGTCAATGCTCAAGCGCAAAAGCTCTATGATCAGCGTGACAGCATTTTCAGAATAACGGGCAATCCCATAGCAAACGCTCCGGGATCGAAGAGTGCTGACTCTATTTATTCAAATATAATTAGGTCAGCCGCAAAGAAGGGTGGGCAAGATACAGCGAATCTTGCAAACCTTAAACAGGCTGTGAGCCAATATGCGCCTGATGCTTGGTCCTCAATAGGCAAGGCGTATGCCTCCGATTTGGCACCTAATGGGCAGTTCACCTACAACAATTTCAATAAGTTGTATGATGGATATTTCCGATCAAGCCCAACCAATCCAACCCTTGATGGGAAGAGCTTGATCTTTGGTCAGCCGGGAAGCGGTGGCGCTAGAGACATGCTAGATGCCTTTCACAACCTTGGCGCGTTCAATACAAAAACAGGGCCGCTCGGACAGAAGCTTGACAATTTGGCTGCCAAATCTAACAAGCAGCCATCTCTTGCTACAGCCATTCTGGAGTCAACAATCAGTGGTGGCGTCCCTTGGAAGTCTGCCCTAGCTGGAACAGCGGGAACTGCGGCGAGCCGGGTTGGTGCAAGGAACATTGCTGCGCCATTGCCGTCATATACGCCATCAGTGAAGAGCCAAGCAGTTGCCAATGCGTTGAAAAGACCTGTTCCCTTGATTGGCGCACAGGCTCTCAACCCCATAGGAAATGCTCCGAATCAATATCAGCAGCCCATCGCTCGCGCGACTGGCGGACGTGTATGTGATAAGCTGATCTCGGACGTTGAACGCGCCAAGAAGTTGGTCAACAAAAGGACTGAACCCCTTTTGAACGCTGACGACACTCATGTGGCCCGTGCGCTTGAGATTGCCAACCAGAACTTTGGGAACTGACCCATGCCATCATCGTTCACTACGAACAAATCTCTGGAGCAGCCTGCCAACGGCGCTTACGTCGATACTTGGAACGTGCCGGTCAATGCTGATATGGGGATCATCGACAAGGCGTTCGGTGGCGTCACTGCGCTGAACGCTACGTCTGGTAGCGCCACCCTGACGCTGACCCAGTATCAAGCCTTGATGCTTTCGGTCTCTGGCGCGTTCTCTTCTGACGTAACCTATACCATTCCTGCTGGTGTTGGCGGACAGTGGGTTGTCATCAACAATGCTACAACGACGAATGGTTCTAGGATCATCATGTCATCGCTTGGTGGTGGGACCAACGTAGTTGTGCCTCTTGGTGATCAGGTGACGGTAGCCTGCGATGGAACCAACTTCTATCTGGTGACAGTTGTCGGCGGCTCCGTCCCCACTGGTGGTGGAACAGATGCGGTCTTTTATAATAATGGACAGACCGTCACGACAAATTACACTATCCCAACTAGCAACAACTCTGGTACATTTGGCCCGGTGACGATCAACTCAGGCGTTACCGTGACAATTCCTTCCGGCTCGACATGGAGCATCGTCTAATGCCTGTACAAGTCAATGGATCAGGTGGCGGCTCTGTCACGCTCACGGCTGGTGCAGCCTCAACAGCGACGACGCTGACACTTCCAACCACCAACTCGACGGTTCTTGGCTCGACTGCGGTAAGTTCTTCGACCACAAACACGGTCACGAATAAGCTCGCCGTGAACATTGGTGGAACGGTCTACTACATTCTTGCCTCTACATCTCCAACTTGATAGGAGGCTGATTTGAGCACTCTCAAGGCAATCAACGTCGTCCATCCCTCTGGGACGGTCACCAATATCGTCAATGACAATGCTGGCAATATCACTGTCGGCAATAACTTGACGGTGACAGGAACGGCCACTATCAACGGTGTTGCACCGATCACAGTTGCGCCGGGAACATCTGGTAATTTGCTGACGAGCAATGGAACGGCTTGGGTTTCGAACACTCCCACCTTGTCGGGTCTTAACCGCCTCATCAATGGTGATTTGGCGGTAGATCAGCGCAACTCAGGGGCGGCGCAAACGATCACCGCTGGCGCGGCTTTGGCGTACACGGTTGACCGCTTCTACGCCTATTGCACAGGCGCAAACGTGACGGGTCAACAGATAGCTGGCGCGACGGCAAACCAGTATCGTTATCAGTTTACTGGTGCGGCATCCGTTACTGCCATCAATTTTGCCCAGAGGATCGAAGCACTCAACTCAGCCGATCTTGCTGGCACGACGGCGACCTTCTCCGTCGATATGGCGAACAGTCTTTTGACGACTGTGACATGGACCGCCTACTACGCCAACACGACGAACACGTTTGGCACTTTGGCGTCTCCTACGGTCACTTCTATCTCCACTGGAACATTCACCGTCAGCTCGACGGTGACGCGCTACAATGTGCAGATTGCCATTCCTTCTGCGGCTACGACTGGCTTGCAGATCGTGCTTTCTGTCGGAGCGCAGACCAGCGGAACGTGGACGATTGGTAATGTGCAACTTGAAGCAGGGTCGATTGCCACGCCCTATGAACGCCAGATTTACAGCGATCAGTTGGCTCAGTGCCAGCGGTATCTTTACGTTCCTGCTACTGTTCCGGGCGGGTTTAACGGTTCTGGAACTTTTACTTGTACGGCATTTTGCCCAGTTTCGCTTCGTGCTATTCCAACAATAAGTTACTCAGGAACGGTAACTTGCACTGGGCTTGGAATTAATTCGTACACATCTACGACGCAACCGTCTTCAATCAGTCTTAATGGAACGAGCCAAACTGTTGTAACTTTTTCCATCACAGGTTTGGGAGCAACCGCAGTGTCCGGTTATGGGCCAGCTTCTGGCGTAAATTTTTTGATTTCAGCGGAGCTTTGACATGCGCGCACAGTACGCACCCGAAGGAACGCCACCGGCTCAGTACAGAACTATTTGGTTCACAGATGATGCTGGGGTAACAATTTCAGTCCCTGAAGCCCCGGCCAACACTGACTATCAGAACATCATGAAGCTTGTCTCTGAGGGTCAATTGGTGATCGCCCCCGCCCCTACTGCTGGAGCCTAACATGACCGTAACAATCGACGGCAGCGCCGGTATCACTACTCCCGCAGAGACGGTTACAGCCAATCTCACTGTTGGCGGGAACCTTGGCGTCATAGGGGCGGCAACGCTTGCGAGCGCAACCATCACTGGCAACGAGACTGTCGGGGGAACGCTCGGCGTCACTGGCGCGACCACACTTGCGGCGGCCACAGCGACCTCTATGTCAGTTGGGGGAACCCCTGTCATCGCGGTTGCCCCGGGAACGTCCGGGAACATCCTCAAGTCCAACGGCACCTCTTGGCAGAGCGTTGCCAACAGCGGCGGATCGGTCACGTCTATCACTGCTGGCACGGGCCTGTCTGGCGGCACCATCACAACGAGCGGAACCATTGCTCTTGTGACGACGGCTGGCGCGGTTGGAACTTATGGGATGTTTTATGAAACATCTGGCGCATCGCTAGGACCGGGAGCAACAAAAGCAGGATCGGATCTTTATTGGTCATCAGCAGGAGGATTTTATGCTTCTTCTTCGCCATCTGGAACTTGGCAGCTTATGGGACAATCATACAACAGTTGTGTTTTTTCGACTCAAGTTTCTCTTTGGCTCCGCATAGCGTGAGGACATAACAAATGCCGACTGTTCAGACCGTCACCGATCCGATCTACGCCAACGAAGCTGGAACCGCCATCAACTGTATGGTGAAGTTTGAAGAGTTTCCAACGGTGCTGCCCTTCACGGCCTCTCCCAATGATCCAGAAGAGTATGGCCGTCAGCTTTACGCTGATCTGGTGGCTGGGGTCTACGGGCCAATCGCACCGTATGTGAAACCTGTGCCACCCGCCAAGCCTGCTTCAGGTCCGTCGGACGCTCCAAAGGTCATCTGATGCTTCGAGCAACGCCAGCATCTTTCGACAAGCTCTCTGGGACCATCTACGATTTCCCGGAGCAGGGCGATACGCTTCCAATGCACACCCACAGCGATGCTGATAACCACATCAGCATCGTCAGCAAGGGCTCATTCAGGGCTCATGGTGACGGCTGGGAGCTTGTTCTGGTGGCAGGGAATGTTGTGGACTGGCCTGCGGGTCAGGCTCATGAGTTTGCGGCCCTTGAGGCCAACAGCAAGCTCGTCAACATTCTGAAGGGCAAATAAAAACCCCAGCTCGATTGAACGGGCTGGGGCAAGTGGTGCGTTTTCGAACTCCACAGACAGAGGATGGGCGCTCAAACTCCGGTTTGAAAACCCAAAGACCATTCTTTGGAAACCTATCTTTGCATAGCTCTATTCGTTGTCAACGGGTTTCCCAGAGTTTCGATTCTTTGTCGTTCGATCAAACGTGATGTTGTTTTGGGCCTTCACATGCTTGTTGTTCCAGCACCAAATCTCAGCGGTATCGTTCTGGAAAACAACCCAAACGATATCATGCTCTGGCCCGTAATCTATCAGCACCTGAGCTAGTCCCTTGCCGTGAGGGGTGGAGACTGGGATTTGAGGGTTTAGCTGTAGCATCATTTGATTGTTCCTTCTTTTGGTGGATTGGCAGAGTCGTTTTGCATTTTGAGTGATGTTCGACACAATATGAGCTTCCGGTCTTTTTGACTTCATTGCAAAACATGAAGTCCTTTGCAAATATGCCTTCAATGACATATCGGCAAGAAAACGGGCCAAGGTCTTCAAACTTGACAGGAATGCTAGTGGGCTTCTTTTCTGCCTCTATGATGAGGGGCTTAAGGATTTCTTCGTAGGTGATTGGAGGAAGCTCCTTCTCGATCTCGACAGGATCAACACCCTCCTCTTTCAATCGTGAGCGTTCTTTTGTGCGGACTGAATGTTTCACAGCAGCCATCCTTGACGCAACGCTTTTGTAGGTGATGATCTTCTGCTCTCGCATACGATGCAGCTTCCCCATAACTGCACTGCGAGTCGTCCCGATCTTGTCAGCTATTTGTTGACCAGACAATCCTTCTTCCCACATTTTAAGGATGTCATTCTTGCAGGCTTCTACTTTTGAGACAAATACCATATTGCGTCCTCATATGGGTGATGACGGCTACCTGAGCCGCCATCGTTATTAGCTCTTAGCTGTGATTGGCGTTGGCAAACATTGAAGTGATTTTTGACATGACATCTTCAATGTCGGTCTGGACCTGAGACGCGCCATCCGGCTGCGGGATTTCATCCGGTTGGATCAGTTCGCCCGCAAACGCCAGATAGTTGATCCCATCGACGTAATGGTCTGGATTGGCGCGGTCTCCTCCAAGCCGTGAGAGCTTCACAGCATGAAGGACAAGGGCAACATCATGTGCGGTCAGGTGAATGCCCGTCATAATGGTCGCCATAGTGGCTACGCGGTCCATCCCGATACGCATGTCGCCATAGCGCGGGTTGCGCTCGTTGAAGATGCGGGCGGCGTCTTTCATAAAGTCAGCATAGTCCATAGTTTTTCCCCTTCTTATGGCCGGATTGGCCTACGCGGTCCCAACGTCATTGTCCTAGTGAAAGAGACCCGATCCTTCGTGAGATTGTTGTAGTACTCTTCATCCATATCAATGAACTCTGCCACTTTGCCAATGTGGGCAGTGTTCAGGATGATTTCGTTACGGTCTTCCCATTCCGCCCTTTGGGTTTCTGGGTTTTTCTGTCGATACCAGTGCCTGCCAACAATGAACTCATCGCGGTTCATCAACACACAGAGGTCTCTAAGAGATTTAATTTCTGGCATATCAAGGGTCACTTGATGCACCAGCCGTCCCTCATATGCTGGCATATTCAGTGTGATCATAAATCTCACGACTCTCTCCTTACTACGGACCCATCCATCTTCTTTTTCCACTGAGAGCCTTTGCTGCCCGGTAATGGATTTCTAGACTTCAGTTTGGCTCCGATGTGGTTTTGATGGATGCGCTTAACCTTTGCAATCAAGGGCATGTCAACGGTGCTAGTATGGACCCTATGGCACTTTCGGTGAGCAACGAGCCAGTTACTTTCATCGTCTTTGCCGCCAGCTTCCAAAGGGATGTCGTGACTCACATCCCATTCTTCGCCCGGAGACACCTTCATTTTGCAAAGGTGGCACATTCCCCCATGACGGAGGAATATGTCAGCCCTACCTTTGGCAGTGATGCGGACGCGCTTGATCAATGGATCGGCTTTTCTGTTTCTGGCGCGTCATCTTCATCTTCTTCTTGAGCAGAATTTTCAGCGATTTGGTCAACCGCTCTGACCATAATAGCAGCATTTTTAGCTATGTATGCGAGTGCATCCTTATAATCATCCGAAGAGTCAATGATGGTTCTGGTAATGGTCATGTTGAGGGTCGCCATTTTGATTTCAAGAGGATGCTCCTCCATGAGGGATACGATTTTCTCATGAATAGCAATGATGATCTTAGCTTTTTCCAACGCATCATTGATCGCTTCAATGGTGTCGTCAATCATGTTGGATGCCTGACTACTCATAATCTCATCTCCGCTCTGCGTGACGCCTCTGTGGACTGCCACTCATGAAATTTCATCCTGATGTACTCTAGCTTAACTTTTAGAAGAGACGCTTTTTCTCGTGCCTCTACCATCTTCGTTATGAACTCACGCCAGTCATTGGAGCCTTTGGAAGCCATCTCTGCCCTACTCACTGGCATGTCGCCATACGACAACATCATACGCGCCAGAACGGCAGACTTAGTTTCTTCCAGAAGGTTGGCCGCTGAGTCAGCCTCAACCCATGCCTTAGCTACTATTCGATATTGCTCAGATATGTACGCTTCCTCTTGTGTGTTCATCTCATCCCTTCCTCAATTGCGTTGCCTTAGACATATCAATGAAGGCATTCGATCTCAATGCTTTCCCACCATTGATAGTCGCTTGCGTCCAACTTGGACGGATTGCCATACTGCACACCCATCCAGCTTCTGGCTCCCATAGCTTCTGATACATGAGGATTTCGTCCTGTATCAGATATAGGAACCCGATGAAGGGGACTGACAGAGCAGAAGCAATCTCAGACCCCTTGATCATCTTGTCGTGTGTCATCAGCCACTCATTGTTGAGCTTACCTTGAAGATCAAACAATGTGATATTGCGACACTTCGTTTCCACTACCGCCTTGATGCTATTGTTCACACTTAGGACAGCATCAACGACAGCAGGCTTGTCCTTTGGTGTTTCGACATAAGAGTATGTTGGAAAGTGATGAAGCCATATTTTGACAGCTCGATCTTCATGCCAACGTGATCTTTGGCCCTTGGGGGTCAGGACATCCATCAGAATGATGCCATCCCCTAAAACGGAATGTCGTCGTCAATAAGGTTGTTGGTCATTTCAACCTTAGCTGGCGCGGCAGCATCCTTGCGCTTGAAAGTATGGCTCATCCACTTGTTGCCATTCTTGTCGGTCTTCACCCATGACGACATCCAATAAGCAACGCCACCAATGAGCGCGGTTCCAGTCAGTGTGGCTGAGTTTTCCCCAAGCGGGTTCTTGTTCTTAAAGGTCGAGCCGCTATTTTCACGCTGTTCATAGGCCATTGTACAACTCCTCAAGTTTGGAAATTTGCTCATCCATCTCTTCAAGGAAGATCAGAACCTCCTTCTCAAGATAGGCAATCATGTCAGGGTCACTCTCAACCCGCTTCACAAATAGCTGCATACTTTCCGGCAAGCGCGGATCATATGACACGAAGTCGCACCATGCGCGGCCCGTACAAGCCATCTGCCATTGCATCTGTGTGATGTATTTGGCAGGAACTGTTCCTGTCAAAAGCGTCTCGATGTGGGTTGCGGTCTTAGGGCATTTGATCTCAATAAGCCCATGCTCACCCACAAAACCATCAGGTGACGCGCCAGATGCGTCGATAGCAAAGTGGGGAATGAAACCGATCTCCGTAACCAAAACTCCGATACTGGCCTCATAGGCTGCGCGAGCTTGCGGTTCGGTTGTCACTCCCCACTGCATTGCGGCGTTCTGAAATGAATCCCCCTTCACTCCAGTCAGACGCTCGCAAATCAATTCGGCCATGTAGTTGGCGCGTGATGCGCTGTAGCTGCTTTTCGTCTTGGCGACAATATCCGCCACACGAGACGCAGTAACTTTCCCCATTCTCTGCTGATGCCATGCTTCAGTGCGCTGTTCCATTATTCATCATCCTTCTTCTTAGCATTCGCAGCGGCAGCAATTTCCTTTAGCTTGTCTACCGTCTCTTTATCAAACAATGCGCGCTGTTCTTGTGTAAGCCTACCCCAAGCAGTGTTGAGTTCATTTCTACCCATTCCAGCGGCCATGACAAGAGCGCGCTTCAAAGTTCCAGCTTCCTCTTGACTGATTTCAGTCTTCCTAGCGGCGGGCTTAGGCTCCACAGCAGCATTGCCGTCATCATCAACAGACGCAAGGCACAGCACAGCCATAAGTCCATAGCGGCGGGCATAGGTGATGCCAGAGCCAATCCCGTGCGCGTCAAACTTCGTGACTGGTATCTCCAACGTCTCAGACACGAACTCCCCAGATTTATGGAGAAGGATGGTCTCAACCTCAACATAGCCGGGACGAGTGCGCGGAAGCTGCATGATGGCAAGATCATTGACAGCGAGAGGCTCGCGGATCACAGCCCGATAGGCAGCGAGATCAGCATATTTGGATTTGAACGCCGGATTGATGCCGTCTTTGGTGGCGTCTTCAATTTGCCCCTGAGCCTTAGACAAAGCGATAGCGAGTTCAGCGATGGTTTCAGACATTTTCATTGGTTCGCTCCTTATTCCCACATGCCTTCACGGGCACAATCGTCAAATATGTCGTCCATGAGCTTCTTGTCGTTCTCTAGCATCTTGCGAAGGCTCTCGTCATCTGGAGAATTGTCCTTGCGCGATTTGTCATAGTAGTGATGGACGACACGGCCTCCACTCTCACTGACGATAGCCAGATCGAAGGCGTAGATGTATGGCGCGTCGTCTATCAGGTCGATCTCAACTTCTATGATGCCTGACGCTATCAGGTGATCGGGCAGCTCGTAGTCTTCCAAGTGATATTGAATCGGCACAAGGTTCATTTGGTCTCTCCCGTCTTTGGGTTCACCATACATACTCCCATTGCTGGACAAGTCAAGCACCCTATTGACTTTTGTTCTGGGTTGTTCCAATGTGCGGGTATGAGATTAGATCGCGACCCCAGTCTTCTTGCGGTAATCCGCTGCTATGGCACAGCCAAGCGGCTTGCGGATTCGCTCGGGATCACGAACAGAGCCGTATCCCTGTGGAAGATGGTTCCCTTGAAGCATGTCAAGGCGGTCTCTGAGTGGACTGGCATACATCCCTTTCACATTCGTCCAGACCTCTACATTCAGGGGTTTTGGAACATGCAAATGAACACGGCAGAGATGGCGCAGGAGATGAACATCCCTGAAGCTGAGGTATGCCGGTATCTGCAAATGTCTCTCGCCAATCGGACTTCGGGAAATGCTTTCACTCATCCTACCCTTCCCGCCGTCAGTAAACAGCCTGTGGAGAGCGACGAAGGGGGGTAAGGTCTACCGATCTGCCAAATATATGGAGTGGCGTAAGCTGTCTATGTGGCAGCTTGCTGCACAGACAAAAGGGAAGAAAGTCGTTGGCGCGTATAAACTGACGATTTTGGCAGTCCGCCCTGACAAACGTAAGCGTGATCTTGGGAACCTTGAGAAGGCAATCAGCGACATTCTCGTAAGCCAGAACATCGTAGAGGATGATAGCTTGTGTGAATGGTTGGAAGCCAAATGGGTTGAAAGCGGCCCACAATGCAGGATTATCATTGAACTTTTGGAGGAGCTGAATGGCACAGAGGATACAGGATCGACTAAGGCTGACTGAGAAACATTCGTTCCCAGACTTTCCGGGAACATGGGAGGAGCCGATTAACCCAGACGGGCCAAAGGCAGCGGACTACATAGATAATGCCCTTGAAAGTCTGGGGCACATCCTGAAGATAGCATATGACAATATCGACGACGCAAAGGTGAGGGACGAGCTTCGCCTTCATGCTTACTCAGCAATAAGGGGCCATTATGAAAACAAAGTCGTACTTCGAATTGCAGAATGAACGGTGGTACGAACAGTACCTTGAGAGTGAGAAAATGATTGTTGAGCTAGAGTCAACGCTCATCAATGTCGAAGCGGTCGCGCTCAAGCACATCACTGACGAAGAAGTTCGCAAGGTGATCAAGGGCCTTGTCGATGCTGTCTGGCATGGAGCGCGGCCATGAATGACGCTCAAACCATTCGAGAGCTACGCGAAGAGATCGAAACCCTTCGAGAGCAAATCCGCCAATATCAAGCCGATATGGTTCAGCCCAATGCTGCGCTGAAAGGCATTCTGTCACATCAGCAAAGCGCATTGATCATGGGTATCTACACTCGGGACATTGCCAGCTATGCGTGTTTGGATCACATCACGTCACTGACTGGCACGTTCTTTCGACAAAACGGCCCTGAGTACGAAAAGCTTCGAACGAAGATCGCGGTGCTGAAGTTACGCGCCAAACTGAAGCCGCATGGTATCGAGATCGCTACATGGCGCGGCATTGGGTACTATATGACAGATGCCAATAAGGAAAAACTTCGGAAGCTGATGGAGAAGAATGATGACTGAATGGCAACCAATCGACACCGCGCCAAAAGATGGAACTGACATTATCGTCATGTATATGCACATACAAACCCAGATCGTTCATGCCGCCTTTTGGTCTAACTATGAAGAAGGTCTTGATGATCCAGACATTGAGGGTTGGTGGACATATGTTTGGACGGAAGTTGGCAGAACAAAAATGGATGGCAGATATAGCCCCACCCATTGGATGCCACTCCCGCCTGACCCGTGAATGGAAATAAGCAATGAAACATGATTACAAAGAAGGCCCTTACTCAACCGGAACGCTCATTGAGCGTTTGGAGGAAATGTGCGGTCGTGGCGAAGATCGTGGCGTTTTGGCGGGTCGAGACGTTTGGCCGGACGATGTTCTGGAGGCTATTCAACGCATAAAATTGCTTGAAACCTCCATGCAGTTAATCATCACTAGAACTAAATACAGGGGCGGTTCTTTTGACGATGATATGCCTGATGTTATTTGTGCCATAGCCCGCGACGCACTTGAGGGGAGAGAAAGATGACTGAATGGCAACCGATAGACACCGCGCCAAAGAAGCCTGATAACTGGCAAGAAGATCTACCGTCATTCTTGGTATGGGATGGCAAAAACATCTACTGCGTCGAAGCTGGCCTGTACGCGAAGGATAACGGCTGCGGCTGTTGTTCCCATGAGATTGAAGCTACGCATTGGATGCCTTTGCCTGCGCCGCCCAAGAAGGGGGATGGCAAGGTATTTCCAAATGTCTTAGAATTTTACGATGGTTTGCCGGAAACATGGGATGAAGCCGCAAAGCTTGGAACTGTCACAAAAGATGAGTTTGAAAAGATAGCAGCCAAATGCTTTGACTCCATTCTCAAAGCGCAAAAGGAAAAGAAATGACTAAATGGCAACCAATCGACACCGCGCCAAAGGATCGCAGCATTCTTGTCACCGGACCTGATGGTCTTCGCATAGATCAAGTCATCTGGGGTGGCTGGGCATTGGATAATACGCATAATTGGTGCGATGCGGATGGCGCCCGGCACCCCAATGCGGCAATTACTCACTGGATGCCGCTTCCCGCACCGCCAAAAATGGAGAATGAGAAATGACTGACCTCATTCTTCCGCGCCGTAAGTTCCTTACCGGCCTCATGGGCCTTTTCGCCGCGCCAGCGGTGGTGAGGGCAAGCAGTCTGATGCCGGTGAAGTCGTTTGTTGCGGTTGATCTTCCACCTCCCCCTCCCGGTTTCAGGAGGTTAACGCTTGCTGATTATCGCAAACTATTTGAGCCGGGCTTACAAAAGTTGTTTGATGACATGTACGAAGATCGCTCAGAGCAGTGGAATAACGTATTCAGGAGCGTGTCATGATTGACAAGAATCGCACTTATCGCACCCGCGATGGTCGTGAAGTCCGTATCTATGCGACGGATGGGGATGGTAGCGGATCAGCCATACACGGTGCCATAAAGAACTTTTATGGTTGGGTCGCTACGGTTTGGAACCCAGACGGAAAATGCCATTGGGGTGCTGGCTGCTATGGCGATCCGACTCCTGCTAACGACCTCATAGAAGTCCGACCGCGCCATAGAAGGACGGTTTGGTTGAATGTAAGCGATGGGCATTGCTGGGTGTATCCTTCTAGAGAGAAGGCCGACGCGAGCCCATCAATGCTTCGCATCGCCTGCATCAAGGTTGATCTTGATTTTGCCGAAGGAGACGGACTGTGAAAAACATGTTCGATCACACCGATCTTGTCGGAGACACGATACTTGGGCTTGGCATTTTGATGTATTTTGTCACGTTTGTTTTGGCAATAGAGTTGCTGTTCAAGGATGCACCTTCTGCGGTGCTTGCGTTCGTCATCCTCTTTGCTGGATGGGGGACAGGTAGGCTGTTCCGTTGGTGTGTGGAGAGGCATGAATGACTGGCAATCTCGCAAAGGAGAAGGTGAGTGAAGATAGGGATAGACGAACAAGTTGAGGCCTTAGAGGATGCTGTTAACAATCACCGGAGCTACGTTAATATCGTCAGGAGGTATGTGGAGAAAAAAGAAAGACCGGAGGAATTATTAAAGGACACAGAAACTCGTCTGCCAAAAATGGAAGCTGCATTAAATACCCTTAAATGGGTTCAGAAAAATCGGGAAATTATCATTGAGGCCAAAAAAGCCCTTGATAAGTGACTGATCGTCATATAAATATATGTCGTCTTGTCAGACAAAAAAGGGGAAATAACATGAATGAGCTTAATTTGATCGCCGTTTTGCGCGCTGCTGCGGATGAAATTGAGAAAATACGGGCGCGTAATTTAGAGCTAGATCGTGAGATTGCGCGTCTCAAATATCAATATCGGGTTGATATTGATGCTTATGCTCAAACCCGTACTAAACATGAAGCCGCAGTATCGAAGTCTCTTGAATCAGCTCCAACAACACGAGCGTTCAAGGTGATGATGCCGCCTCCAAACGCGCCAATCACTGATGTCGCTGGGGTGTCTAAACGGGCATTGCGCGCTTTAGGCAAAGCTCGTGTTGTGTATATCAAAGACCTTCAGAACGTGACATTGGCTAGGTTGGCGCGTATCGACAAGTGCGGAAGAACAACTATCAACGAAATCAAGGGCTTAGCTTCCCGCTGCGGAATCACCCTGAAGTAGGAGGTTGCATGGAAAAGACCAATGCCGACAAGCTTGTGATGATGATTGGCAAGCTAAACAAGAGCCGTCTTGAGGTCGCCGTGTATCTTGGGGTCTCGGAACGTACTGTCTACCGTTGGATGTCGGGTAAGGCCCGGTTCCCGCGAATGGTGTTTCTTGCCTTGGAGTTGATGGGCAAGGAAGAATAGGGTATAAACGAAATGAGCCCCAGTGACGCCAATCACTGGGGCTCTAAACCAATCATGCGTTCGCGGCGCACGTTGGACTTGATGGTTTTCTACGCCCATTTTGTCCTATTTGCAATGCTTCGCAATTAATGCGGAGTTTAAAATGTCTTTCCAAGCTATGGCATGGGCCATAAAACAACCTATCCCCTGTCAGGACAAGATGGTTCTTCTGGTGTTGGCGAACTACGCTAACGATGATGCCACTTGTTATCCCTCTGTAAAGCGCCTGTCGGTTGACTGTGGCCTGTCCGAATCGAAGGTTCGGAAGTGTGTAGCCAAGCTCGAAAAGCTGGGTCTGGCGCGCCGTCACATGAGGATACGAGCGTATGGTCAAACATCAAATATCTATGAATTGGACTTGAGCGTAACAATCCCAGCGACCAGCAGCACCCCCACTCTAATAAATTGCCCGGCAACTCCAATAGAGTGACAGAACCTATCAACCATAACCTATCAGTACACTCACTTACCATTACGAGCCAATAAGTGAGTTAATAGGTAGTGTTAAGATACGTGCGCGGAACAGGAGCTGAACAATGGAATTGAGAGACTACCAGCAGACGGCTATTGATCGGCTCAAGGAGGCTCTGCTACAGGGTTCCAAGAGGCCGGTTGTCCAAGCCCCAACAGGAGCCGGAAAAACCGTCATCGCTGCCGCCATCGTCAACTTGGCGCGTCAGAAAGACAAGCGGGTTTTGTTCTGCGTACCCGCCTTGTCGCTGATCAACCAGACAGTCGAGCGGTTCAGGGCCAGCGCCATCTTCGACGTAGGGGTGATTCAAGGCCAGCACGAGATGACGGATGGCACACAGCCGGTACAGGTTTGCTCCATCCAAACTCTGGCGCGTCGTGAGATACCCAAGGCCGATTTGGTGATCATAGACGAATGCCATATCTTGTTTAAGCTCTACGACACATGGATGAATGATCCTGAATGGGCCAAGGTTCCATTTGTTGGGCTGACGGCAACGCCTTGGGCTAAGGGCATGGGAGCGCCCGGTCGCTGGGATAGGCTGATCATCGGGACGACGACTGAGGAGCTGATCAACCTCAAGCACCTGTCAGACTTCAAGTGCTACGCGCCAGCTCATCCCGATTTGTCGGGCGTCAAGACGAAGCTGGGCGATTACGAGATGAAGGGCTTGGGCGAAGCGATGGACAAGAACGCTCTTGTCGCTGACATTGTGTCAACTTGGCTTGAGCGCGGCGAAAATCGCTCCACCATCTGCTTTGCGGTCAACCGGGTTCACGCCAAACACATCGAGACGCAGTTCAAGGAGGCCGGTGTATCGGTGGAGTACATGGATGCCTTCACTGATTTGGAGGAGCGGGCTGCCATTGTGGATCGCTTTGCCAAGGGCGACACCAAGATCATCTGCAACGTCGGGGTGCTGACGACGGGATTTGATGCCGATGTCCGCTGCATCATCTTGGCGCGTCCCACCAAATCAGAAATCCTCTACACCCAGATGATTGGCAGAGGTCTGAGAACTGCCAATGGCAAGGATAATTGCTTAGTTCTAGATCACTCTGACACAACGCTGCGTTTGGGGTTCGTGACAGATATTCACAAGTCAGAGCTTCATGATGGGGTGGCCAACAGGGCAACGACTGAGCGAAAGGCTCCCCTTCCAAAGGAATGCAGCGAGTGCCACTTCCTCAAACCGCCTAAGATGGTCAAGTGTCCTGCCTGTGGGTTCCAGCCAAAGCCGCAGAACAAGGTTGAAGCGCAGGATGGCGAACTGTACGAGATAGG